CAAACGCAGCAAACGAGGCTTCATCTAGCCTAACCGGGTCTATTGGTAATGCACAAGAAACCGCAACAATAGCATCAGGAACAGCAACATCAGCAGCTCAAGCAGCAGTAACAGCTAGTGCTGATGCAGCAATCGCACAAACAGCAGCAGCAACTGCAATAAGTAGGTCGGTAGATGCTGATGGTAAAATAAGTTTTAATCCTACCCCTAGTGGAGAAGGTTTATTTATGAATGCCGATAATCTAGGATTTTATTCCGCTAGTGAATGGAAAACGTATATGTCTGCATCTGGAGATTTTTATCTTTCTGGAGACGGCGATAACGGACTTTCTTGGGATGGAGAAGATTTATCTGTGGACGGTACTATTGTAGCTAGAGGTGGTGAAATCGGAGGAATAACATTAGAGAATAATAAACTCTATAACGGAACAGGTACACACGGTAACTCTAATACAGGTTTCTATATAGACTCTTCTAGTAAGTTTTCATTAGGAGATAAATTAGTTTGGGATGGTACAAACCTATCAATCGCAGGTAGTATAACTATAACTAATGCTACATATGCAACACAAGCATCTCTTGATTCAGCAACAGGATCTCTAGAAACTAGTATAGGTAATACTGCAGCAACTGCTAGTGCAGAAACAAACGCAGTTCAAGGGGCATTAACATCTGCTACAAGTTCACTAGAGACCAGTATAACTAATACTGCAGCAACAGCATCCGCAGAAGCAAGTGCTGTGCAAATAGCATTAAATAGCGCGACTGGTTCACTAGAGACTAGCATAAGTAATACTGCAGCAACAGCATCCGCAGAAGCAAGTGCAGCACAAACTGCAGCAGAAACAACTGCTAATAGCGCATTAACATCCGCTACAAGTTCACTAGAGACTAGCATAAGTAATACTGCAGCAACTGCTAGTGCAGAAGCAGCAGCAGCACAAACTGCAGCAGAAACATATACAGATAATAATGCAGTAGCTAACGGAGAAACTGGCTCTATGCTAGATCCTTATACTACACATGCAGCAACTAGTTCACTAGTAAACCCTAGTACTTATTCATTTGGAGGATCTGGATTTACTTTAGCAGCAGTACCTTCACCATCTGCAGGACTTCATTTAGGATCAGACAAGTTAGGATATCATGATGGAAGTAGTTGGTTAACCTATATAGATTCAAGCGGAAACTTCTTATTGAGCGGTAGTGGAGATGATTCATTATCATGGAATGGATCTGAATTGAGAATTGGAAATAGAGGTGTCGGTCCGACAGTAACATATCAATTCAGCGGGTCTTTAGATGGTAATATTTTTGATAGTAGTATTACAACAACAGAAACTTATACCACCCCAGTACTCGGTAATCGTTTTCTAAATAACGCATCCGGATGGGATGAAGGGTTCCACACAAAAGCAGTTTTTGATAGAAATGACGGCCCTACTTTTGAATGGGACGTTGTAGTAGGACATAATGACCCGGCCACTATGGTTGGCTTATTTAAAGAGAACCCAACCAATTTCGACCATGATCAACAACACCATACCTTCTACTTTCAGAGTAGAGATATAACAATTAGAGAAAACGGAACTGAAATTGACTCAGGCTTAACAAACGATTGGACTAGCGATGATGACTTTTCTGAAAACCAGACATATAGATTAAGAATAACTCTTTTAGCAGCTGGAGCTAGATATGAAATTTATAGAAATGGAGACTTTACTGTCCCTGCATACGTTTACACCTCTACTACCCTCACAGACCAATATGTAAGACCTGGTGCTTCAATACATTACAGTACCGCTGGTATAATTTTTAGAGGTTTAGCAGCAGGTACACAGCTAGGAGCATCTACTAAAATATCAGGGAATACAATTAAAACTGGTAAGATATTATCAAATAATCACTCAGGTACATCAAACGGATCTGGAATGTCAACAGCAGGTATGGCTATTGATTTAGATAACGGAGCAATATCTGCCAAAAACTTTAGGATAGCATCCGATGGATCAGCTGTATTCTCAGGTACTATGCAAATAGGAGGAACAGATCTAACTTCAAATAACACGTTAAATTCCAATACTTCAGCCTCAGATGTTTCCGGCTTAGCAACTGTTGCAACTACTGGAGATGCATCAGACGTAGGTTTAGGTAATGTAAATAATACGTCCGATGCTGATATAAGGGCTGTAGGAGCAGCAACCTCTGGAACTGTAGGAGGATGGACTATTCATGCAGATAAGATATTCACAGGAACAGATGAAAATGTAGATAACTACACATCAGCAGCTGGAAGATTAATTATTTCTGCAAGTGGTGCTATTCATGCAAAAGAATTTTATGTAGACAAAGATGGAAATGCTGGATTTAGTGGTACCATGACAATCGGAACCACAGATCTTACTTCAAATAACACTTTAAACGCTAACACAACTGCAGATGATGTAGATTTAGGAAATGTAGATAACGATTCAACAGCAACCATAAGAGCTACAGGATCAGCAACATCCGGAACCGTAGGAGGATGGACTATCAATAGTACTAATATATTCTCTGGAACAGCAGACTCTAATGGATACACAACAGATGGAATAACATTGCATAGTGGAGGTTCTATTCATTCTCCAAACTTTTATATAGATACATCTGGTAATGCTAAATTTAGAGGAGATCTAGAAGCAGCAGGAGGTACATTTGCAGGTAGTTTAAGAGTAGGAACAACCAATACAACAGTAAGCACTGTTATATCAGGAGCAGCAGATGGTGCTACTGCTCTACAAGATGGAGAAGCAGCAACAGATGTTAACAACAACACAACAACCATATCCGGTAATAAGATTAGAGCAGGTGCTTTATTAGCAAACAATCATTCAGGAACCTCAAATGGATCTAGTTTCAGTGAAGCAGGAATAGCGATAGACTTAGTTAATGGAGGTATATCAGCACCTAACTTCTTTATATCAAGTTCTGGAGCAGCAGTTTTCGGAGGAGTAGTTAACGCTACTGCAGGTATTACAGGTAGTATAATTAAAGGAGCAGAAATACAAGGAGGTACCCTAACAGGAGGAATTGTAAACGGAGGATCCATAAATGTACCAGATGCAATTGATCCTCAATTCTCAGTATCGGCAGATGGATTTATGACAGCATCCGATGCTCAAATTTCTGGTGAAATAACAGCAACTGCTGGACAGATTGGAGATTGGATAATTGACCCAATTACTAAAGCGTTAAGAGATGATAATAGTGAGATAGTCTTTTCACCTGACCCTGCTGAGATTCAAATGTTTAGTGGAGCCGATAAAAAAGTTATTATAGCACCAAGCCTTAACTTAACCTCTACTGCTGGTGGAGCAGCTAGTGTAAGTACATTAGGAGCACCTGCTGTACCTAGTATTACCGCAGTAAGTTACTACTACCCAGTAACTAGTACGACTTTTGGATCAGTCTCTGCTAATATACCTAACTCCACCTCAGGTGATAAAGAAGTAACTCTTACTGTACCAACATGGCAAGTAGAATCTCCAGGAGGTAACCAAACTGTTACTGTAGCTTACCCAGATTACCTTGGAACTTATGAAAACCAAAAACACGGTTTTGGATCAGGTGCTAGAAAAATTAATCGTGCATCTATATTTCTATATGCAGTAGCAAGTTCTAATACAAATACTGTATTAGGACAAGTACAACTAGGAACTTCAACTGTACAATCTGGACACGACAGTTATACATACTACAATGCATCCGGATCAGATGCTACATCAGATGGACCTTTCTTAGAAGGAATCACCTCAGTAACTGGTGATGCAGAAATTAGTTTAGCCGATGGTAGTATTAAATTAGCTAAAAATATTAGCGAAGAAGATACATTAAAGGTATACGATTGGGTGGACGGTAGTAATATTATTAGTTCTGGGTCAATATCTAAAGTAGTTTCTACTAACGTAAATCACTACTATCGAGTTAAAACAAACAGTACAGAAGTAAAGGTAAGTGATACTCACGGATTCTGGATAGACGGTAATAAAGAAATAAAAGTAACAAGTTTAGTTGCTCAAGAGAGCAAAATTTATATAGTTCAAAACGAAAGTATAATACTTGAAACTGTTGAAGAAGTAGAATTAATTAGAGAAGAAATTGAGGTATTTACTTTTAAAGTACCTAAATATAATAACTATATTTCTAATAACATTCTCTCTCACAACCCAACTTACGGTACCAATTATGCCTGGGAAGCAGTAACTGCACTTGCAAAAAATGGTATCACATCCTATAGCGGACTCAGTGCTGGATCAAAAACAATTAATATTAACGTAAGTCAAGCAGTAGACTTTAAACTGAGATACGTTGTCTCCTTTACTGCTCAAGCAGGTAATAACAAAGCATATAGCGCAGGAGGATCAGCAGCAGTAACAACAACTGCACAAACCAACAACGGCTTTTATCCAAATGTAGCCCCATCTTATGACGGAACAGTAGAAGTATCTGTTCCTACTAACTTTGTAGAAATAAAAGCCGGAGGTATACAGATTGTATCTGATGCTACACAGTATGTAAGAATGCCTCGTTTATCTCAAGGAGCATCCTCTTCATCTACTATATTTGAAGCAAAAGGTGGTACAGTAGTTACAGATGCATTAAAACCTAGTTCTAATGGAGGTCATAATTTAGGTACAACTAGTAGAAGATGGAATTATGTATACAGTGAAGGCGGTAGTTTTTCTGGCGCAGTAGCAACAGGAGCCTTGACCGTTACAGGAGCAATAACTGCAACTGGAAACATTACAGCATTTAATTCTTCAGATAAAAGATTAAAAAGTAATATTGTTACTTTAGATGGTGCTTTAGAAAAAGTACTTAAACTTAGAGGTACTAGTTTTGATTGGAAAGAAGGTAAGGAAGACATACATCCTTATAAAGGAAACGATATAGGGTTTATTGCTCAAGAGTTAAAAGAAGTTATACCTGAAGTAGTAGGAGAGATGCATGGAGGATTTTATGGAGTAAAGTATGATAAATTAACACCTTTATTAGTTGAAGCAATAAAAGAACTAAAAGCGGAAATAGATATACTTAAGTCTAACTCATGTAAATGTAAAAGATAATGGCAATACAATCATCAGGAGCAATATCATTTGCTGATTTAAATACCGAAATAGGTAATACATCGACAACCACTATATCTTTAGGAGGAGCAGCAACCTCATTCGGCATAGACACTGATGAAACAAACTGGAGTGATTCAGTCGCCGGTATTGGTATAGATGAATTTTACGGTTTAGATATTACTGTTAACTACGGCGGAGGCGGAAATGGAAGCTCTTAAGTTTGAAATAGTAATTTTTTTTCATATATTGTACTCATGTTATGAAATATCAATTGCAATTAAATAATCTTGTTTACCACGGCGTGTTTAAATCTCCCACTATAAACCTATTAAACATATGGGCTAAAGAGTGGCTAGGGAAGTACAATATTTTAGATTATAAAGTTATGCTAGTAGGAGGAACAGCAGAAAAGTTATTTGGCACAAGCACTAATAATACTACAGATATAGATATAGTTTTACTAAACGATATAAAAGATCCTGAGCATTTATATAATATTCAAATGGGTGCAATTGAATTAGGATTTAAACATAACGTATTAATAGATATATTTCATTCCACAAGTCTTCATAACATTAATAATTACATACCAACAGTACAGACCAGATGCTATACAGAAATAAGATCTACTAATTTAAATGTAGAAACGGTAACCAAATTATATAGAGATGAACATATAATAAAAAGATACCAATGCGGTTTAACAAGTGCTAGCAGAAATACCCCAACAAGGTCTTATAAAAAGAATTTAAAATACTTTCAAAAGGGGATATATCAAAATTTAAAAATAGACTTAAAAGAGACAATAAAATGGAAGTAGTTTGGGTATACGATAATATTAAACAAAATAAAACATTCTACAGTGTAATGAACATACTAATGCTCATAGCATCAGTTTCATTATGGAAAAGGTACCACCCCACACATACTAGAGTGGTGTACTTAGATGATATGACTAATGATATGTTTCACCAATTGGGTATACTTTCAATATGGGACCAAGTACGTAAATTAGAATACCCAGAACATATTAACAAAACTATTTTTTGGTCTGGATGTAAAACTAAAATAATAAGCTTAACAGACAAACCTCTAGTCTTAGTAGACCATGATTTTTTAATATTCAAAAATATTGATAAACATTTAAAAGACAATATACTTTGCAGTTATGATGAATTTGCTGATAACTGGTATCCAACTAGTAATGATCCGTGGAATAAACAACTTACAACTCCTATCGAACATATAGTAAACAGAGCTAGTAACGTAAGCCTTTTCTACTTACCAGACCCTATATTTGCAAATAGATATGGAAAACAGACACTCATTAATCACCAAGAATTTAGTGAAATGAGAGAATCAGACATGACCCCAAACCATATGATATATTCTGAACAATTTATGTTGAGACAGTGGATAGAAAAACAAAATATACCTTATAAAACTCTATGCAAAAATATTTGGGACTGCAAAAAGGTGCTTCCTTCTACTACTATTTGGGAAAAGGGTATATGGGATAATATAGAAGCACTTCGAAACTATAAACATTTCGGAATGGAAAAACGTTATATACTAGATAACAGGACAAATTATAACTACGACCAAACTTTACTCTATTTATATAGGTGTATTAACGCTGGAAGGTTAATAGACGTAGATCAGTTAAAAAGCAAACTAAACAACCTAAAAAACAGATAATGGGATTTAAAGTTAAAAGATCAGTAGAAGTTCAAGGAGAAGGAGTTTTAGATGAATTTTATGTAAGGATAGATAAATATACTTTATATAAAAATAGAAGCTGTTTAACTATACTAACAGGGCATTTTACCTCACCGGAAGGAGCTCAATCAGCTTCCGGAGAATATTTTGAAGTGGATGAAGCAGATTACGATTATCAACTTTCTTGTTCTATGTCTATAGATAATACACAAATTAACTATAACCCTAAACTTCAGGTTGACCTGTATAACACAGTTCTTGACTGTGAACCCTACATGTCAAGCTCTATAGTAAAAGGAGAGGTAGATTATATTGATTTTGATGAAAACGGAGAAGAGGTTGTAAAACAAAGAACAGTTTATTCGGTAATAGAAACAGAATCAACCACTTTGTTACAGAAAAACCTCAATGCTTTTACCGGCAGTGTATATACATTTGCTTACGATAAACTTAAAGAGAAGTATAAACAGGATTTTGACCCCTGTATAATAGAAGACGTACTTTAGTTGTTTTTCTGAATAATAATTCATAAATTACAAGATGATGGTAACAGTACCCGGATGGACCTATAAAGGTCGCTTGATAACAGAAATCAAAGATATGCCCGAAGGCACCTATGGTTTTATATATGAAACTCTACATAAACCTACACAAAAAAAATACATAGGAAAAAAAGTACTTTACTTTGAACGCAATAAACGACTAGGCAAAAGAGCTTTAGAGCAACTAAGGTTAGAACGTAAACAAAAAGGTATAGGAGGAAGAACTCCTCTAAAACAAAAAGTAATCACAGAATCAGATTGGGAAGATTATTACGGGTCTCATAAGGAAATACTTAAATACGTTAAAGAAGGCTCTCCTTTAGATTTTGAACGTACCATTCTTTGCTATGTACCTAATAAGAAGCTTTTAACATATTTTGAGTGTAAATACCTATTTATAAACGAAGTACTGGAGAATAGAGACAACTATATAAACGATAATGTCTTAGGTAAATTCTACAGAAAAGATTTCGACTTATGAAATTAAGAGACATACTACTTAAAGAAAACAATGAATCTTGCCCAGCATCAACACAGGATTTAATGTTAAATACAAAAAACAGAGACGCCTCTATTAAAGCAACTCATGTGCAATACGGACCTCTAAATGTAAGTGAACCAGGTAACTACTGGAAAGATATTGCTAAATACTGGAATACTACAGAAAAAGCAGCAAAAGGTACGAATTGCAGCAATTGTGTAGCGTTTGATATATCCCCTAGGATGGAAGAATGTATGCCAGGAGTAACTTCTGACGAAGATGGTAAATTAGGGTATTGTTGGATGCACCATTTTAAATGTCACTCAGCTAGAAGTTGTAGAACTTGGGCTAAAGGAGGACCAATAAAAAAAGATTCAATCTCTCAAGATTGGCAAAAAAGAAATGATAATACATAAATTATGATACAATTACAAGAACTAGTAGGATTACCGTCCTTACAGTACCACATAGACAACAATCTCTCTTTACACGAGAATGTCTACCGATATAACTCTGAAGCCTTTATACAATTATTTATTGAAGCAAGAACTGCTCTTAGAGACGGTAAAATAGAACTTAACGAACAAGATAAAAATTTACTGGAAACAACAGATATAGGGTTATATGGAGAATATAACGGGATGAAAGTGCCTTTAGATTTACCTATGGTTTCTTCCGGATATAATGCAATCTTTGAAATAGGTAATGTAATTGATGAAATGATTGAAAACGAAGAAATGATTGATGAAGCATTATCAATAGATGAAATGATTGATTTTGAAATGATCAAAGAACTAGTAGAATCAATTGGCGGTAAAATTAACATGGATAAATTTAGGAAAGCTGTTAAGTTACAAAATGAATCCTACGATTACAACGGCTTTGAAATGCTTAAAGCATCAGTAGATTACATCCCAGAAGCAGAATACAAAGGTAAAAAAGTAGCTTTAAATAAACCTAAAAGAGGAGGAAGTAAGAAATTTTACGTTTACGTTAAATCAAAGAAAGGAAATGTTAAGAAAGTATCTTTCGGAGATACTGGGCTTTCTGTTAAGTTTAAAAAGAAAGGAGCAAGAGCATCATTTGCAGCACGACATAAATGTGCAACTAAGAAAGATAAAACAAAAGCAGGATATTGGTCTTGTAATATAGGTAGATATTGGAAGAGTTTAGGAGGAAGTGCAAACTTCTCCGGATATTGGTAAAAAGAAACTAAAATATGGGAGTAAATTCGAATAGTATAAATAATTTTGCAATGAGTGAAATAAAAGCATTCTCTGCATCTGCTGATCAAATAGAGACAAGTACAAATACCTCTCTTAATGATACATTCCTATACCATTACGCACCAGCACTAACCGGCACCAATAGAAAGTTTAGCTCAGCTAACTCTATCAGCCATAGGTACCTTGCTCTACAAGCAGATCGCTGCACAGTTACTGTAACTTATCCAACCTCAGGAGCAGTCGGGGGATGGCTATGGAAAGCTTCTGACGGTACTGGATATGCTAATGTACCTAATCAAAAGTTAAATGTAACTCACACTGACCATAAAACTAACGGTAGGTCCTTATACCTTAGAGCAACTAGCTATTTAGCTTATACCTATATATCACTCGCTATTACACCGGATTACGGATACTCAGTGAGTTCCTACGCTTGGTACTCTAATGAAGATAACTCAGTTTATGTTTCAGCAACTAGTACTACATCAACATCATTAACATTGTATTCCTCTACACATGCAGAAACGACTAAAAAGTACTTAAAGTTTTTTGCCACCTAATGAGCCGACCTTATATAGAAAATAAAGAAGGAGACTATACTGTAAGAGAATTTTCAAAAAATACTTCTACTTTTGAATTTGTATGGCATAGAGATAGAGAAGATAGATATGTACAGACAACACATGAAACAGATTGGAAATTTCAGCTTGATAATAAAACACCAGAGAGATTAACAGAAAACAAACTATTTATACCTAAAGAGACCTATCACCGATTGATAAAAGGATCTGGGGATCTAAAGGTTAAAATTTTTAAAGTATGAAACTAAGAGATATAATTTTAGAAACAGATTTTGATAAATATAGAGATAAAGAACAATCTCTTGCTAGTGAAATGAATAATAAGTTTGGAGGCGATCCTTATGTCTCTATGGGAGAATACGCTGGAGGAAGATCAGATGATGACCCAAGAAAAGGCAAAGGATTTGGCTCTGTAACGTTTCGTATGAGAGGAGAATTTGAAGACAGTAAATGGAATCAAATATTAGATTATGTTAAGAGCAAAGGTTTAGACATACAACAAGAAAGTAATTATTATGATTCTGAACCGGGAGAAAGAGAGTGGTTTCCAAAAGTGGATTTCCATTTTAATTTAAATGAAAGTTAATAAAGATGAAATTATCAAGAGTAATACTTGGTGAAATACTATACTACGATCCAGCATTTGAAAAGGTGACGGATCAGCTAAGAGATAAAGGAGCAAAATACTTAGGCTCAGGAGATTACGGATCAGCTTACCTACTTAATGGAAGAGTTTATAAAGCTACTACAGATGAAATAGAGTTAGAACATGCAGTAATATTAAAAGGTAAAAAAACTAACAACTTTGCTAGAATCTACGATGTAGAAATAATTAACGATAAGTTAGGAATCATACAAATGGAGGTTTTAGGAGAGTATAAAGGAGAAATACCTGAAGAGTGGATAGAAGCAGTAGAAAAAGAAGCTTCTAGATTAGGTATAAACCCTGAAGAATTAGATATCAGACCATCAAATATTATGGTAAATCAAAAAAGACATTTAAAATTAGTTGATATTTAGAATTATTTTTCTTATATTATAAGATAATAGTTACGGACGACTACATGGATTATACTTTTTTACTAGGTTCTCTTGAGAACTTACTTGGCAAATCTCATAAAAGAGCTAGAGACAATCATGCTTTTCATTGCCCTTTCTGTAATCATAGAAAGCCAAAGCTTGAGATAAGTATGGCTACTAACGAAGAAGGAAAGAACTTCTGGGAATGTTGGGTATGTCAAACTAAAGGCCGTACAATCCGCTCATTACTCAAACAACTTAATACACCAAAAGATACTGCAGTAGATATACTAAAATATGTACCAAGAGGGTCTCATATTGAATATAAGCAGCTATCTATAATAGAACTACCGAAAGAATATCAACCACTTTATTCCGCTTCAACTACCTCAGTGGTAGCTAACTTAGTAAGAAAGTATTTATATGAAAGAGGACTTACCGACAATGATTTTATTAAATATAGTATTGGGTACTGCACAACTGGAGACTATGGAGGACGAGTTATATTTCCAAGTTATACTGAATCCGGTACACTCAACTATTTTGTTGCAAGAAGCTATGATGGAAATTTCTTTAAGTACAAAAATCCTGAAACTAGCAAAGACGTAATCTTTTACGAAAACTTGATCAATTGGAATGCTCCTATTATATTATGTGAAGGAGTTTTTGATGCAATCGCCATAAAACGAAACGCAATACCTATTCTAGGAAAAAGCTTATCGTTATCTCTATATAAAAAAATATTAACAAGTAAATTAACTGACATCTATATCGCACTAGATACAGATGCTCAAACCGCTGCTTTGAGTATTGCTGAAAAACTAACATCAGCAGGCTTTAAGGTATATTTAGTAGAACTACCTGATAAAGATCCTTCTGAGATGGGGTTTAAAAACTTTACCAAGTTAGTTCAAAACGCAACAGAATTAGACTTTTCAAAGATAATGTTGCAAAAATTAAACTTATGATAAAACAAGGAATGAACATTCTAGAACAGAATGAAAAGAAACGACTAGACTTTAACCCACAGTTAAAGCAAATTAACTTTTTAGACCGTAGAGTCTATAAGAGAGGCGAAGGAGTATATTATCCGTCCGTAACAACTATACTTCAATATATGCCCAAGAATAAATTCTTCGAAACATGGATGAAGGATGTTGGGCATAACGCCGATCTTATAATGCGTAAAGCAGGTAAGCAAGGAACTCAAGTACATGAAGCTTGTGAGAAATTAATACTAGGAGAAGAGGTATCCTGGATGGATGATTACGGAAACGCTAAATACTCTCAAATAGTATGGGAAATGATTTTAAAGTTTCACGAATTCTGGAACACCCATAAACCGGAACTAATATCTGCTGAAGAATTTGTATGGTCCGACGAACACCGTTATGCAGGAACAGCTGATATAGTCTGTAAAATGAATGGAGAAGTATGGTTGATAGACATTAAAACTTCTAATAGCATACATAAATCCTACGACTTACAGTTAGCCTCCTACGCTAAAGCATTAGAAGAATCTAAAGGAGTGACTATAGAAAGAACGGGAGTACTGTGGTTAAAAGCACATTCAAGAGGGCCAAGTAAACAGAAGAAAGTTATACAGGGAAAAGGATGGAAGCTTCTACCTATAGACGATATAGATCAAAACTTTGATTTATTTAAAATGATATATAAGTTATATAGTTTGGAGCATCCTGTAGTTGAACCTATTTATAATAGTTACCCTACAACGTTAAAATTATAATATATGAGAAAACCAATAAATTACATTCTTAAACCATACTTACTCTGCGTTATAGCAATAGTTCTAACATCATG